ATATATGGGGTGCGCAGGTAGTAAAAGGCGACCAACCAAAAGACTATCTAAAAACAACAGACAGATTAGACATACCAAGAATAGATTACACAAACGGAGAGCCGAGTATCTTGCTTGAACCAAGCAGAACAAATCTTATCACATACTCCTTAGACTTTAAAAACAGGTGGACTTTAGGTAGCAATACTACTGTTACTGAGAATTATGCTATAAGCCCTGAGGGTATACAAAACGCTTCAAGAATACAAACACCATCAGGAGCAGGTAGTTTTGCAAGTTTAGCAGCACCAATGTCAAGTGGTACAGCATACGCTTTTAGTATTTATATAAAAAACAATGGGGGAGAAAGTTTAAATATTGGTGTAGGCTCAAGCGCAGCATCAGGAGTAGATGGAGCTGAAACTATTGTAATACCTACAAACGAATGGGTAAGATATGAAGTTTTATTTACAGCAGATGCAAACTCAAACTATGTAGCTATAGACAACAGGAGTAATACAAAAGCCTTAGATTGTTTAATATATGGCGCACAAGTTGAAGCAGGAAGCTATGCAACATCTCTAATACACACTTCAGGAAGTGCAGTTACTCGTAGTGCAGATGCAGCTACTAATGCAGGAAACAACGACTTAATAAACTCTACAGAGGGAGTTTTATATTGTGAGATAGCTGCACTTGCAGATGATAATGCAGTTGACAAAAGAATATCAATTTCAGATGGCACAAATTCAAATAGAGTTTTAATTAACATAGGAAATGGTATAAGCAATATATATACTTATTATTATGCTGTTTCAGGAAGTAACCAAGTTAATAGAAATATAACTGTTACAGATATTACAGAATATCACAAGTTAGCTGTAACTTGGAAAGCTAATGAGTTTAAGATTTATTTAGATGGTAGCTTAAATTATACTGATACAAGTGGTAGTGTAAACCCTGCAGGAACATTTACACAAGTACAATTTACTGATGGTAATGGTAGTGGTAACCCTTTTGTAGGAAAAGTAAAAGCTTTAGCAGTATTTAAAGAAGCTCTTACTGATGAAGAATTAGCTTGTTTAACAAGCCCTAATAACAACGAAATATTTTTAAATTATTATAATAGAATGCAATATGTCAATGCAACAACAGAAGCAATGGGCTGCGCACAAAAAACTTATACAATATAATTATGGCAACACCAAATTTAGCATTAATACCCTCAGCATATAAAGCAAGACAAGTTTATTCTGTTTTACCTAACAATGGGGTAGGAGATTTTACTTTTGTACGTTCTGGTAACGCAACTAGAATCAATAAAGATGGCTTAATAGAAACTGTAGGTAACCACGTACCTAGATTAAACTATGATTTATATCAAGGCAAACCAAAACAATGCCCTAGCTTACTTTTAGAGCCGAGTAGGACAAATTCAATTCCTTATAGTGAAGATTTTAGTAATGCTGCTTGGCTAAAATCAAATTCAACTATAACAAGTAACAGTATAATCTCTCCAGACGGAACTTTAAACGCAGATGAATTACAAGTTACAAGTTCAGGTGGTAATATTTATGATAATATAGGTGGTAGTGGAGATGGAGTTTTTAGTGTATTTGCAAAATACAAAGATGTTCAATATATAAGATTACGTTCAACGGGTTCTTATGCTTTTTTTGATATAAAAAATGGAGTTTTAGGAAGTACAATAAACACTATTGATACAAAAATAGAGAAATACCCAAATGGGTGGTATAAATGTTCTGTTATAGGAAATAATACAAATTCTTTGGTTCAAATTTTTGTTAGTAGTGATGGTGCTAATGTGGGATTAGGAAATGTTTATTTATGGGGTGCTGATTTTCAAAATGGTTCATACCCTACATCATACATACCCACTTCAGGTTCAACAGAAATAAGAAATGCAGAAGAATGTAACGGCGCAGGAAACTCAGGTACGTTTAATGATAGTGAAGGTGTTTTGTTTGCAGAGATAAATGCTTTGGCTGATGATGGTACAAATAGATTTATATCTTTAACAGATGGCAGTAATGATAATAGAGTTTTATTTGGGTATAGAGCAGTTTCAAATCAAGTATTTGCAAGGATTGAGGGTAATAATTCAGCATCAGTTGATTTAACTAATGTTGTTAATGATACTAAAATAGTTATCAAATTAGCTATTTACTACGATAGTTATTTTAATTACAAAATGTATCTTAATGGGTTTTTAGTTGATAATGCAATAGGCACAGATAGCATTATAGGACTTGATAGATTTGATTTTACAAACGCAACTGGAACAGAAAATTTCTACGGAAAAACCAAACAAATACAATACTTTGGTACAGCATTAACAGATAGCCAACTAGAATATTTAACATCATACAGAAGTTTTGGCGATATGGTGGAATCACAAAATTATATAATACAATAAATTATGGCAAATACATTAAAATTTGGTAATGGACAATGGGCAACTCAAGAGGGTTTGGCTTTAGCTTATAATGATGAAAACGACAACTATAAGCCTTTGCCTTTCACATTCGATAGAGCAAGTACAGCTACAAGAGTAAACAAACAAGGTTTAATTGAAACTGTAGCATCTGGTTTACCTAGAATAGATTATTTAAATAATACTAATGGTGCTTTGTTGTTAGAACCAGCTTCTACCAACTTAATAATTGAATCTAATCAATTTAACACAAGTTGGTCAACTAATGCAGTTACGTTACAAGACAATCAAAGTGGTGTTAGTGGTGGATTAAATGCTTGGAAAATTACTGAAGATACATCTACATCGCAACATTTTGTACAATTAGCAAGTAGTTTAACAGCAGCTACAGAACAAACAGTTACCATATATGCAAAGGCAGCAGAAAGAAATTATTTAATGTTAAATCAAGGTGGTGTATTTAGAACTTATTATGATTTAGTCAACGGAACTGTTGTTAGCTCAGGAACAGGGGTTACAGCTTCTATGGAATCAATGCCTAATGGATGGTGGAGATGTATATATACAGCAACAATGACATATACTTCATTAAGAGTTTGCGTAAATGACGATGGTTCAAGTAACTCATATACAGGAGATGGAGTTTCTGGAATATATATACAATATTGTCAAAATGAAACCTTATCCTACCCTACATCTTACATACCAACACAAGGTAGTGCAGTAACGAGGTTGGCTGATAGTTGTAGTCAAACTCCTCCAGATGGTGTTATAGGACAAACAGAGGGGACTATGTTTTTAGATTTTAATATTGATGATATATCTTCACAAACACAAGACCCAGTTTTAATATATTTGAAAAACAGTAGCGGTATAACGACATATTTTGAAATGTTTGATAATGGTGATTTTGTAGCAGTACATCTAAATTCTGGTTCAATAACACTAACTAAAAATGGTTTAATTGATGGAAGGCATAAAGCTGCATTTGCTTACAAAGACAATGATTTCGCATTCTATGTTGATGGAATTTTAGCGGGTACAAACACAAGTTTTACTGTTGCATCTTCTCAAACAGAAGTAGGACTGCAATATACATCAACTTTTTATACCGGAAAGCAATCAGTAAACGAAGCAAAACTTTACAACACAAGATTATCAAATAGCGAATTAGCAGCATTAACACAAGTGTAACAAATACACCTGTAATAAAAACAAGAGTAAATAATATAATCACGAATAGTTATAACTAAAAGTAAATAAAATGAAAAATATCTTTAAAAAATACGAATTTGATTCACAAGACCAAGCGGAAACAAGAATAGCTGCTTTACCAAGTGTACAAGATGATGAGGGTAATAATGTTCCTTCGCATAAACATACGGTTGTTAAATTAGGTTATATATGGACTGTTCCACCTGTTTACGATGAAGACGGTAATATAGAAACTGAGGGTGAGCAATCAAGCAAATACTCTGTTGATGTATTATGGAATGCAGCTGAACTTACACAAGTAGATGAAGAAGCTGTTTTAGATGATGAGGGTATGGTTGTAACACCAGCAGTAACATCAATTAGTTATCCTTACGGTTGGTTATCAAAAGAAATAGAAGTAGAGGGCAATGGTGTACATACTTTTGCTGGTTGGTCGTTTAACACTGCAGCAGAAGTAGAATAATGCCTTTACCAAAACCAAAAAAAGGGGAAAAACAAAGTGAGTTTATGACGCGTTGTTTAAACAAGGCTTTAACTGAATTTCCTAAAGATCAAGCCATGGCAGTTTGCTATGATATATACAGAAAAGAAAAATGAAAAAGATAAGCGAACAAACAGAAATTACTTTAGATATTAAAACAATATCAACAATTATAGGTTTTGCTGTTGCTTTGGCAAGTATGTATTTTGCATTAAAATCAGATATTGCTACAGCTATGGAAAAACCAGACCCTGTAATTAGCAGACAAGAATACGATTTAAAAGACAACGCTATAAGGGGCGAAATAAAAACCAATAGGGATTTAATAGAAAAAAACTTTGAGAAGTTAGAAACCATTGAGCAAAGGTTGTACGAAATAAAAAACCAATGAGATTAATTTTATTCATATTACTATTTTTAGTACCGGTAAAAGCAGATACAGACGCAAAAGTAATTAAGGTATTACAAATAAATAGTAAATGGAACAGAGCTAATAACGTTGATTTATCTAAGTTAAAAAATTGTAAAGTAGATTTTGGTTGGTATGAAGACCAATCACCTGAAGCTAGGTCAGTAATTAAAAAAGTTCCTGTAATAATACTTTACAGCAATAAAAAACCAATCCATAAATGGGAAGCTGATATAACTTTTAAATTAAACGTAGCTATAGAAGAAGTACAACAAAAAGTAAATAATTTAAAATAAATATGGAATTTATAAAACACTTACTAGGAACATGTGGCGAGCACCACTTAAACCTACAAACAGTTATATTTTTAATTATATTAATAAAAATTTGCTATGACAAAAAATTTTTCAAAAAAAGAATTTAATTGTAAATGTGGTTGTCAAATGCCCGATGATGTTTTAGCTAACATTACTAAAGTAGCTAACCAATTACAATACCTAAGAGATTACTTAAACAAACCAATAAAAATAAATAGCGGTTACCGTTGCCCAGAACATAATTTAAAAATTGGTGGAGTAACTAACAGCCAACATCAATTTGGTAAAGCTGCTGATATTGTTGTAAAAGCATTACCTACAAATATAGTGCATCAATACATAGATGACTTTATTAGCAATGGCGAAATGTTACAGGGTGGCTTAGGTTTGTACGATACATTTGTACACTACGATATAAGGGGTAAAAAAGCACGATGGAAATCATAATAATAGACCGTAGCCGTATTGGTATTTTATTAGGCTTTAGTTATTTACCACCAGATGAAGAAAACAACTTTACTGAACTAAATATATATTTATTAATAATTTGTATAAGTTTTATTTGGCATGAAAAAGAAATTTAAAGATACAAAAGTTGGCCAGTTCCTTATAGGCCAAAAAGGCTTACTAAATAGCTTAGGTAATAATTTAACTGACTCTGGCATATTAGGAGTTGTAAAGGATTTAATTATAGCCGATAAACAAATTACCCCACAAGACAAAGAACATGCCTTAAAACTACTTGAAATGGACTCTATAGAGCTAAAAGAGGTTAGTAAAAGGTGGGCTAGTGACATGACTAGCGATAGTTGGTTAAGCAAAAACGTAAGACCGTTAACCTTAATATTTTTTAGTTTAAGTTATGTTACAGGTTGGTTTTTACAATATTCTTTACAAGATATATCTAGCGTTGTAAGTATTATTATTGCAGCTTATTTTGGTAGCAGAGGTGTAGAAAAATTTAAAAAAATAAAAAATGGCTAACCTAAATGATTTAATTACTTTACTAGAACTTGAAGATGCTTTTAAGCATAACTTAAAAACCTATAATGATTACCCTGAAAGCGCAAAAAACAATGCTAAAAAAGTATTACGCTGGCGCGATAAATACGGTAAACAAGTTAAAGGAATGACGCGCATTGGCTGGACACGTGCCAACCAATTAGCTAAAGGTGAAAACATAAGCCGTAGTACAATAGCGCGTATGGCAAGTTTTAAACGCCACCAAAAAAATGCAGAAATAAGTGCAGAATATAAAAGTACCCCATGGAAAGATAAAGGTTACGTTGCTTGGCTAGGCTGGGGTGGAACTAGCGGTATTAACTGGGCAATAAAAAAACTTAAACAAATAGACAATGGCTAGAAAAATACAAGTAGCAATTTACCGTAAACCAAAAAGAAAAAGTCATCCACACACTAAAAACCAATCAAGATTAAAAAGTTCAAAAGGTTACAAAAAAACTTACAAAGGTCAAGGCAGATAAATATTGAATTATTTATATATATGTTTATATTATTATATATTAATATATTTATTTATTTATTATATAAATTTATTATATAAAATATTATATAATATATTATATTAATTATTATATATATAAATGCGAGCGCGTAATATATAATATAAGTTATTAACATTTAGTTTATATTTTACTTTTAGTATTTTAAAATTTTTGTTATAACTTTATGTGCAACCCAATAAATGAAAAAACCTAGCCGTAAAACTTTAATAAAAAAACTAGATACTATATTTAGTAAATACATTAGGTTACGTAAAGCTAAAAATGAATACTCACAATGCGTAACATGTGGCAAGGTAGACCACTGGACAAAATTACAAGCTGGTCATTTTATTAGTCGTAAAAATTATGCAACGCGTTGGGACGCTACTAATGTGCAAGTGCAATGCAGTGGTTGTAATGTTTTTAAATACGGCGAACAATATAAATTTAGCTTATGGCTAGACAAAAACATAGGTACTGGAACTAGTGAAAAACTTTTATTAAAAAGCCAAAACATTGTAAAATACACAGATGACCAGTTACAACAAAAAATAGGTTATTATAAATTTTTAGTAGATAAACTGCTATAATTCTTGTTTATTTTGTTTTTATTAAGGGTGTTAACAGCACCCTTTTTAACTGTTAAAATTTTGTTAAACTTATATAACACTATAAGTATTGTTAGTTATTTAATTAATTTTAAATAAAAAAACATGAGCAAAACACAAGAATACATTTTATACAAAAATGGTAAAATTTACGCTAGAATAACAGACCCTTTACAAGCGCAAATAGTAGCGCACAACCAAAAGGCATCTGTTTATTTTACTTACAATAACCATGAAACATTTATAAGTAGTTATGAGTAGAGAAGAACCAACAGCTAGAAGAACAATGTTTGAATTCCAAGAACATCAAATAAATTCTTTAAGAAAACAAAACAAAAAATTCTATGATTTAATTATAGATTTAAAACAAAACAATAGCGAACTAAAAAAAATAGTTATTGATTTATTAGATAAAAATTGCAAAAAAAGTTTTAAAGAAGCTGCAAGAAAATTTGTATTAGAAAATGCAGACTAAGGAAGAGGTATTACAACAAATATATTTTAACAATTGTTTTGAGCAATTAAGTAAAAGCATGCAAAGTTTAATAAAAGCAAACCCTAATAACAGAAAGTTAAAGGAACTAGCAAGTAAACTGCGTGAAATGTTTTTTCACTTCAATAATGTGCATTTAAGCAACAAACTTTTAAAAAGCGAATTAAACAAAGTACAAACAGAATTATTAAATTTAAAAAAACAAACATGAACAGAGAAACACTAAAAGATTTATATGTTAAATATGAATTAACAAAAGATGATGTTTACAAGCATCAGCATTATGTTATTATAACCAGGTCAGGTATTGAAAAAATACAAGCCGTAGCTAATATACAAGTACAATTTGAAGCTAAAGTATTACAAAAAGATTTTGCAGTTATTAAAGCTACTGGTTATGTTGATGCTAAACAAGTTATGGAAACTTACGGTAGTGCCTTAAAAGGCAATACATTTAAAGATGGCAACACCAATACATGGTATGTAGCTGAAATGGCAGAAAAAAGAGCATTATCAAGAGCAGTTTTAAAAGTTACAGGCTTTTACCAATTAGGAGTATTTGGTGAAGACGAGTCTGAGGATTTTAAAAAACCAAAATATAATACAAAAGAAAAATTACAAACCTTAACAAATAAATAATATGGCACACTTAATTACAGCAAGAATAAACGTAAAAAAAATACCTTTAGATAAATACGTAAAAGGTGAAAAAGGAACATACGTTGATATTACTATTGGCATAGCTGATGAACCAAACGAATACAACCAAACAACTAGCGCATGGTTGTCGCAATCGCAAGAAGAAAGACAAGGCAAGCAACAACGTACATACGTTGGTAACGGTATTGTTTTATACAGTGATGAAAAACCTTTACCGGTTTTTAAAAAACAACAGGAAGACAAACAGGAAGCCCCAAAAGTAGAAGAACCAATTAAAACAGATGACGATATAGATTTACCTTTTTAATAAATGCAAAAACTAACCAAAAAGCAACTAGAAGTAATTGAAAAAAATTGCGTTATAAACACGCAAGAAAAAATTAAATACCCACCAGTTGCATTATCTATAGGAACTAATAAAATAAAAACCATAAAAGGTGAAATAGAATTACCAATACCTATAGGTACGTATGGAAATTTTAGTTTTGTACAAGCCCCACCAAAAACCCACAAGACATACTTTATAAGTTTATTAGCTAGTGTTTATTTAAGTGGAAATAATAAATACGGCTGCAATATAAAAGGGCATAGAGATAACCGTTGCCTAATTCACATAGATACTGAACAAGGTAAATACCATGCGCAGCGTGTGTTTAGGCGCGTTATTGATATGAATGATGGTAATGATGTTGGTTGTTACCATACCTTTGGTTTGCGTACTATAGGCTATAAAGAGCGTTTACAATTTATAGAATATTACTTACAAAATAAAGTACAAAAAGGTCAAGTTGGTTTAGTTATTATAGATGGCGTTGCTGATTTATGTGGTGATGTAAATAATATAGAACAAAGCAATGAAGTTGTACAAAAAATTATGGAATGGTCGCAAGTTTATAACTGCCACATAATAACTGTAATACACACAAACCCTGGCAATGTAGATAAACCTACTGGCCATTTAGGTAGTTTTTTAGAAAAGAAAACTGAAACGCAAATACAACTTAGTAAAAACAGTTCTAACAAAGGTTGGATATCTGTTGCATGTAAACGCAGTAGAGGGTATGGTTTTCAGCAATTTAGTTTTAAAATAAACGACTATGGGTTACCCCAAGTTATAGATAATTTATATAACCCTTTAAAACAATTTTAATGAAGTGGCTTAAACAAGTAGCAAAATACCATGATGACTGGGTTTTAATAGCAAAAAAATTTGGTGCTGGTACTTATGCTGAAGACATTGTACAAGAAGCCTACATTAAATTACACAAATACACCAACCCTAATAAGTTATTTAAAAACGGTAAACTTAACAAAGGCTATATGTTTTTTGTTTTGCGTAGTATATACCTTGACTATGTAATTAATAAAAATAAAATACATAAAATTAACATTGATGATTTTTACAAAGACGATGGCTTTAAAGAAATTACACAACAAAACTTACACAAGTTTACAGCTAACAATAACTTAGAACAAGAAATTGCATTTGGCAAACTTATAAATAAAATGGATAAAGAACTTACCAACTGGGATTGGTACAGTAAACGTATATTTGAAATTTACCGCGATACACCTTTAAGCATTAGGGGAATGGCCAAAGAAACTGGAATAAGTTTTGTAAATATATTTCATACATTAAAAAAAGGTAAGCAATTAATGCGTGATAAATTTACTGAAGATTACCAAGATTATAAAAACCAAGATTACAATAAATTATGAAAAAATATGAAGACAAATTAAAAGCAACAGCCATAAGTTATATAGGCTTAATATTAACACTAATAATAATATTTTTAACCAATTAAAATGAAACCACCAAAAGACAAACGCACAAAAGCATACAAAGATTGGAAACAAAACTTTGATGCACAAAGCCAAGGTTTAGGAGATACTGTTGAAAAAATAACAAAAGCAACAGGTATAAAAAAACTAGTTAAATGGGTTGCTGGGGAAGATTGCGGTTGTGATGCTAGAAAACAAAAACTAAACACTTTATTTAAATACAATAAACCTTTATGCCTTGCAGAACATGAATACTATTATTTAAATACTTTTTTTAATAACCCAAAGGGTGTAATTAGTCCGCAAACGCAAGGTGAATTACTAAAAATATATAATAGAATATTTCAAACTAAAAAACAAAAATCATCATGCAGCAGTTGTGTACGTACTATGATAAGTGAGTTGCAAAAAATATATAACACATATGGAAATTAGACCACGTTTAAAAGGCAACAGGCTAAAGGCTTTTAAAAACATTACAAGCAAAGCTAATAGGGTTTTAGTCATAGGTGATTTGCACGAGCCGTTTTGCCTTGACCAATACCTTGACCACTGTACAGAAACCTATGCTAAATACAATTGCAACAAAGTAGTTTTTATTGGCGATGTTATAGACAACCACTACAGTAGTTACCATGAAACCGATACTGAAGCACTAGGCGGTGCTGATGAACTTGAACTAGCAATAAAGCGTATAAGCCGTTGGTATAAGGCTTTTCCAAAAGCTATAGTTACAATTGGTAACCATGACCGTATAATAATGCGTAAAGCACAAACAAGCCAAGTTCCTAAAAAATGGATAAAAGCATACAAAGAAGTATTAGAAGTGCCTGGCTGGAAGTTTGTTGACCGCCATGTAATTGATGGTGTACAATACATACATGGTGAAGCCGGAACGGCACGTACTAAATGCAAAGCAGACATGCAAAGTACAGTACAAGGCCATTTACATACACAATGTTACACTGAGTTTTTTGTAGGCCAAAACTTTAAAGTATTTGGTATGCAAGTTGGTTGCGGTATTGACTTTGAAAGTTATGCAATGGCTTATGCAAAGCGTGGTAAAAAACCAGCCATAGCATGTGGCGTTGTTATAGATGGCCGTATTGCTATAAACGAGTTAATGAATTTATAAATGTTAAAACATTGTTAAACATTATTTAATTAACAAAATGTTTATTATATTACAGTATGAAAAAACCCAAGAAATACACACACCAACAACGCATGGCTAAAATGGAAAAAGTACTTACCAGTTTATATGTAGCTGTAATGTCAATGCGTACACGAATAGATAAAATAGAAGACATATTAAACATTAAAAAAGATGAAGAACAAAAAGCATAAATTTACTACTGAATACATACTTTATCAAACTACTTTGTTTATTACAGGTACTTATGAAGAGTCTGAGCCTGGCGACCATTTTCACCCAGGTTTTCCAGCGCAATTACATATTGAAAAAATATATTTAAACGACCACCCACAAGCAGAAGTTAGTAACATAATTAGCGACATAGATTACGAACAAATAGAAGAAGATTTATATGCTGATTTATTAGACGGCACTTTATGTTAGTTCTTTTTGATACAGATAGTTTATTGTGGGCAAGTTGTATAAACGTAGACGACGACTTAACAGAAGCCAAAGGTAAGTTTGATGAAATGTTTATGTCTATTGTAAACTACATAGAAGAACAATGGCCAGTTGACCAGGTTATATTGTTTGGTGGTGCAAGGGGTAACTTCCGTAAAAAAATAGATAACACTTATAAATTAAACCGCAAAAAAAGAGAAATACCAAAACAACTATCAAACCTACAAGAATATTTAAATCAGCAGTGGCAATGTAAAAATGCATGTGGTATGGAAACTGATGACTTAATTAGTATTTATTGGCATAAGCTAACAAAACAATATGGGCGTGATAACATTATTATTGTTAGCCTTGATAAAGATTACAAACAACTACCAGCATTAATATACAACTACCATTACAAGCATAAAGAAATATACGACATAACACCACAACAAGCCTTAAACAATTTTTATACACAAATGATAGTAGGCGATAGTGCCGACAATGTTAACTTTTGTAAAGGCTACGGTAAAAAGTATGCACAAAAAATATTTGCAAATTGTACTACTAAATACCAATATATAAAACAAACTTTTATGTTATATAAAAAAATATATAAACAAAAAGCGCGTGAAAAATACATACAATGCCATAAACTTTTAAAGCTACTAAACAATGAAACTATTTGAAGACAATTGGGGTACTGACAACAGCCCTATAGAAGACGTAGAAATAACTACCACACTTTTATATTTTAGCAAACAAGAACTAAAACAATTTAAACATTTATGTAAAATAGGTATGAAAAAAGTTTACGGTGAAGCTGCGCAAACAAAAGGCAACCTTAGCGATTATTTATTATTAATACTTAAACAAGCAAATGAAAACAATTAAACTAACAAACCATTACAAAGGCAAACAAGCTGATAAATTTAAAGGCACGTTTTTAACTGACAAACATTATAACACACTTATAACAGAAGATACTGACGGTTACGATTTAAACGGCCAACTACTATTTAGATACCGTAAAAATGCAATACCTGACAATATACTAAAGCTAGGTTACAACAGTTTTAAAGACAGCATAGAATACACTGATGGGCGTGGCATAGCTAGTGGTAGCAGCCACAAACGCATACGTAAAGATGGCAGTGTAAGTAATATTACTGTTGGCAATAAAGTTTATAGCGGTAACGTAGGTTATATGGATAGTAGTGCAATGGTAAAGTATTGCCGTAAAACTGCATTTGCACGTAAGTATTTTGATAAATTTAAACAGGGTATTCCGTTTGTTGAATACATTGATTACCTATATAGTAATTTATGCCCAACACACTACCAAAAACAAAAAGCTATTGCAGACGGAACAAACCGTAATTATGTTATTGGTAATACAAGTTTTACAACTGTAACAGTAAATAAAAACTTCCGTACAGCTGTACATAAAGATAGCGGTGACTTCCCTGAAGGGTTTGGCAATTTAGTTACTTATCGCCAGGGTTCTTACGATGGCGGTTACTTTTGTTTGCCTGAATACAAAGTAGCTATAGACATGCAAAACAATGATGTACTATTTGTTGATGTACACAAATGGCATGGCAATACTGAAATTACAAACAAAAGCGATGATTGGTTGCGTATAAGTTTTGTTTTATACTACAGGGAATACATGTATAAATGCAACCAGCCAAGCCAAGAGCTACAAAACATAAAACAAGATAAAACAGGGTATTTAACATTATGATTACAAAACAACAAAAGGGTTTACAATTTGAAACGTATGTTTACGACAACTTAAAAAAATACTGGGGCATTACTTTAACGCATTGTAAAACAAAACAAGAACAATACACCATAGGTGAAAACTACGAGGGTTGGGAAATAAAAAACGACCAAACATTTAAAAAAACTGGCAACCTTTACATTAGTGTTGAACGTCGCTATGAACATGCCACATACCCTAGTGGTATATTTAAAGACCAAAAAGTAAAACAACGCTTTTATGTAATTGGTGACCACAACAAATGTTATGTATTTAGCACAAAATTATTACAACAGTATTATTATAAAAACAAACCAAAACTTATACCAGGCTTTACTACTGAAAACAAAGGAACTGAATACGGTTTTTTATTAAACACAGAACAAGCTGAGCGTTTAACATTAGGTTATTTATGTAACGAAATTAATTTATTTTGCAAACAACAGGATTAGTACAAGTTCAACCTATTTACAATTTACAACCAGGTTTAGATTTTAGGCTACCACAATACAGGCGCAAAGTATTTTTGGACTTTTACAAATTCCATACTAAATACAGAGGCCATGCCGGTGCGGTGTATTATGCAATACCACATATAATTGATGAACTTAAATTAAATAAAGAACAAGCCTACTGGTTATGTTTTATAAACGGTTGCAGCCAAAACATAGTAACTAGTTATATAATATTTAAAAAGTTTAACAATATACACAAACTGAATTTATATAAATTAAAAGAATGGTTTTACCAAAACTATAAACTGTTTGGTTGGGATACCGACAGACGTTATTTTAAAAACTCTTTTATACAATGCATAGAAAATTACTTAAACCTTTTAAATGGTAAAACACAAACAGAGTTCTTTAACAATATATGCAACACAAGCAATGCGCATACAAATTTTAAAAAACTATGGCAAGTAGTTAATAATGACTTTTTATACTTTGGGCGTTTAAGTGCCTTTAGTTATATTGAATACCTAAACATTATAGGTTTAAACGTAGAATGCAATGAATTATTTTTAGATGATCTAAAAGGTAGTAAAAGCCACCGTAATGGTTTATGTAAGGTTTTAGGTAGAGATGACTTAGATTGGACTAAAAACAACTCTGTTACTTACACAGATAACATTATTGATGAATTAAAAACGCAAGGCCAATTACTATTGCAAGAAGCCAAACAATACATTAACATGCCTTTTGTAAATTACTTTACGCTTGAAACCACTTTGTGTTGTTACAAGGGTTGGCATAGAGTAAACAGGCGTTACCCTAATGTTTACAACGATATGTTTTACGACCGCATAACACATGCAGAACAAAAATGGCAAACTAAATTTAATATATTTCATGCAGCACGTAAAAAATATTTACCTGAATACTTGCGTTGCGAACATAATCCTAGTAAATTAAAACTTTGTAAAGAAAAACAAAACCACTACCGTTTAACTGGCCAAGTAATAATGATGGAACACGAATACCCTTACTATAAAAATAACTTTAGAACAAATACACTATGGCAATAAATATACTAATAACCGGTAATTGTGGCGTTGGTAAAACCTATGTAATAAAAAAACTTATAAATAGTTTACAAGTACCTTATGCAAACAATGTAGGTTTGTTACGTTATTTACATAATGACCAATATATAATTACAGGTAGTTACGTAGGTGATATGTTTGACGGTAGCGACAAACTAGCCATGAATGTTATGTCTAGCTTAGATGAATTCTTACAAAAAAACAGTAACCACATAATATTTTACGAGGGTGACCGCTTTACCAACAGTACATTTATAAAAAAAGCAAAACCATTTATAATTAAAATACTTGGCGATGGCAAACAAGGGCGCCAGCAACGCAACAGCCAACAAACACAACGCCATTTAAAAAGCATACAAACAAGAGTAAACAATATAAACGCAGATTTAGAATTAAAAAACAGCAATGTTTGTTTAAGTGTTATATTGCATTGTTTAATGCATAGTAGTACACACCAAGAACTACAAAAGCAATTAGGCAAGCAACAACAAATACACACTAAACAACAAACTAGCTTATTTTAAATGCACCAAACAATTTATGAATATTATGCCTTAACATTATACGAACTAGAAAATGGGGTAACAATTACTGAGTTACAACAAATGCTAAACGAATACATACAACTAGAACAATACTTAGCTTGCGCAGGAATACACCGCGCAATAGAACATTACAAATTTTATATACTGTATCATTTAATAACTTATTACACATTTGAAGACGATTTAAAACAAATAACATGGACACAAAAAGAATACAACAATTAGTAACACAATACACAAAAACAGAAATAGCAACCAATAGCCGTAAACGCGAACACGTATATGCCAGGGCAATTTACTTTAAACTATGTAAAGATTTAACACAACTTACATTAAAAGAAATAGGACAAACACTAAACAAAACCCATGCTACCGTAATACATAGCATTAATAATATATTTCCTGCAATAAAACTGTACGACAAAAAACTATATAACGTTTATGCAGAACTAACCAACAATGATGAAATGCCTATTGAGCAACGTTACATGCACTTAAAAGAAAAATACAATAAACTAAAACAACAAAAACTACCAATACAATACACAAACCTAATAAACATAATAGGCCAAATACCTAATAACGAAATACAAAACGCTGAGTTACGTTTTAACACAATTAAAAACATGCTAGTTAACAAAAACAAACAATAAGGGTTATTAAAAAAATAATTACTAACAATTTTTTTCAATCTTATGGACGGTAGAAAAAACAACGGTGGGCATATTAACAGTGGGCGTAAGTCAAAAGCTGAGGAAGTAAAGCTAATAGAACGTTTAACCCCACTTGAACCACAAGCATTTGCAGCACTTAAAGCTGGCATTGAAAGCGGTGAGTTTAAATTTGTACAATTGTTTTACCACTATTATGCCGGTAAACCACGTGAAACCAAAGACATTACCTTAAACGCAGAACAGCCATTATTTAACATTACTGACTTATAGTGGACTTTGTTGTAACAACTGCAATAAAAAAATTAGCCAAGTTAAAAAGCCGTAAACGCATAGTACAAGGTGGTACTAGTGCTGGCAAAACATTTGGCATAATACCTTTGCTTGTAGATACAGCAATTAAAAACCCACAAACAGAAATAAGCATAGTAAGCGAGTCAATACCACATTTACGTAGAGGTGCATTAAAGGACTTCTTAAAAATAATGATAATGACTAAACGCTATAGCGATGCACAATTTAACAAATCAATATTAAAATATACATTTACCAATGGTAGTTATATAGAGTTTTTTAGTATTGAAAGTGCTGATAAACTACGTGGGGCAAGGCGTAACATACTATATGTAAACGAAGCCAACAACATACCCTTTGATGCTTACAACCAATTAGCAATACGTACAAGCGGTACTATATGGCTTGACTTTAACCCTACATCAAGTTTTTGGGCGCATACTGAATTACAAAACAATACTGATACTGACTTTATTAAATTAACCTACAAAGACAACGAAGCACTAAGCCCTGAAATAATAAAAGACATAGAACAAGCCAAGCTAAAAGCGCACACCAGCACTTACTGGAAAAACTGGTGGCAAGTATATGGCCTGGGTGAAATAGGAACACTTGAGGGTGCTTGCATACCTGACTGGCAAGCCATTGATTTACCAGCTGAAGCACGTTTACTATGCTACGGTATGGACTTTGGCTATAGTGCAGACCCTACATCTTTAATTGCATTATATAAATACAATGATGCTTATATATTTGATGAGGTTATTTACCAAAAGGGTTTACTTAATAGCGACATAAACAAATTACTTAAAAACTACAATGTAGCAGACATTATATATGCAGATAGTGCTGAACCTAAAAGTATTGCTGAATTAAATAATTATGGTAATACAGTGCTACCATGCCAAAAAGGTAAAGACAGCATTGTATATGGCCTCAACTTAATAAACCAAAACAAAATATACGTTACTAATACTAGTGTTAATTTAATAAAGGAACTACAAAACTACATTTGGTTAAAAGACAAAGAGGGCAATACACTAAACAAACCAATAGATGCATTTAACCATTGCATAGATGCTGCCAGGTATGCTTTAACTAGCCAATTACAAAACCCACATAAAGGCAAATACTTTGTATTTTAAAATATACCTACCCTGTAAAAGTGTTAATGAAATGTTAAAATTATGTTAAAATCATATATAGCTATTGTTTTATGAACATTTGTGTTTATATTTAGGTGTTAATTAATTAAAACAATAAACAATGTATTTTAAAAAACCAACAAAAAAAGAACTACAAGAAGATGTAAATTATTATGAGCATTTCTATAATTATGTTAAACAAAATAATTACACTACATACTGCAACGCTGTTGCACATGCAATAGGACAAACAAATAATATTAACAAATAAAACAATAATATGCACAATAAACCCGCTGGCTGGTGGAGGCACTAAAAGAAATAATAAAATAATAAAAACATGTACACTAGAGAAAAACAAGCAATACACGAATTACTGGTAGAAAACCAGCTTCTTAAATCTAAGGTATCATCTTTAACAAGGCAAGTTGATGATGAAAAACTAATTAACACAAATACAGTTAATATGTTTAGAAGCGAAATAAGTAAATTGCAAAAAGAAATAATAAAATTAAAATTAAACAATGAATAAATATTACGACAAATTAGTACGAACAGCTGCTTTAAGTTTATTTAGTATTGCATTACTAATAGCTAGCATAGCGTTACTATCACTTGAAGCACTTATAAACTACATTTTTTAATTAGTTAGTTAGTTTAGTTCAAAAGGGGTTGCATTATACATGTAGCCCCTTTTTTTGTTATATAAAAAACAAAGTTGATAAACACTAAAGCTATTAGTTATTGTTTTGCAAAAGGTATAAAAGTAATTGTAGTGCCACAAAGGCCAGGTAAAAACCCAGACGTAAAACTACAAATACATACACCAAATAAAATTATACATGGCAATCAAGTATATAAGCAAGACAAAACACTATGGCATAAAGTAAACCAGCTTTACAATTATTATTATGAAGTTAAAAAACATTAGTTTAAGCAACGTTCCTTTACATAGTTATCAAAAGTACATGCAAATAGAAAACCCTACTGAACAGGACTTGCTAAAATGCTTTTTAGGTTTAACACAACCAGAGTTAAATAAACTACCAGCAAAACACGTTGATATTTATTTAATGCAAATACAAGCCATTTTAAAACAAGAACATGAATTAATACGTACTTTTAAATTAAATGGCATAGAGTATGGTTTTATTCCTAAATTAGATGACATTACCTATGGTGAAAACCTAGATGTTACAAAATACATGAACCAATACGGTAGCATGCATAAAGCAATGGCAGTATTATTTAGGCCAATTAAACAAAAAATAGGCAAGCAATATTTAATTGATGAATACACCGGTAGTTATGCTTATGCTGAAAAACTAAAACAAATGCCACTTGATGTTGTATTAGGTGCTATTGTTTTTTTTTACAGTTTAACCAACGCCTTAATGAACTCTACCCTGAACTATTTGCAACAGCAGATACAAGGGGACTTAACGCTGCAAGCCAATTTGCAAAAAAATGGAGTGGATATTCAGAACTCTATACGCTCGCTCAAGGAGACGTTACAAGGTTTAATGCCGTTAGCAAGTTAAATTTACATAAATGTTATATGTACTTAGCTTTTGAAAAAGAAAAAATAGAATTAGAAAACTTAATGATTAAACAAAAATTTAAACAATAATGCAAGGTTTTTATAACATTACAGAAAAAATAAGACAACAATTACAACAAGATGATTTTGTTAATACAGTAACTTATGGTGATATATTTGAAGTTGACTTAGCTAAACAAACAATATTTCCGTTAAGCCACTTTCAAGTAAATAACGCAACGTTACAAGGCAATGTGTGGAATTTTTCAATAAGCCTATTAGTTATGGACATAGTAAACGAAAGCAAAGAATACCCTGATGGTGTTCCTGCTGAATTTAGGGGCAACAACAACGAGCAAGATGTTTGGAATACACAATTAGCCGTAGCCAACCGTTTACTAGAATTACTTTACAGGGGTGATTTATACACAGACAAATACCAACTTGATGGGCAACCAGTATGCGAGCCCTTTACCGATAGGTTTGAAAACAAACTAGCCGGTTGGACTGTTACATTTAATATATTAATTCCAAATGACATGACAATATGCGCAACTTAAAACCCATATTAGAACAATTTGGTGAATACGTTGTAAGCCAATCTAGGTTAAACTTAACTAAAGGTGGTTACAAAAACAAAGGGCAAAATGCATCTGGTTCACTAAGCAAATCATTAGCGTTTGAAGTAATGCCAAATGGTAAAAACTGGGTTGTTGAATTTATAATGCAATACTATGGTCAATTTGTTGATAAAGGTGTAAGCGGTACTAAAGTAAGGCGTAACACACCTTATAGCTTTAGAAGCAAAGGTGGTAAACAAGGTTTAAAAGGTATGCCACCGCCAAGTGCTTTTGACCAATGGAGAATAAGGAAAGGCATTGCACCAAGAGATGATAAAGGTAGGTTTTTACCACGTAAAGCTGCTAATTTTGCTATAGCACGTAGCATATTTGAAAAAGGCATAAAGCCTAGCTTATTTTTTACCACACCATTTAACAAAGCCTTTGAGGATTTAAACCAAACAATACTTGATGACTTTAACGTACAAATAACAAAAACATTTAAAAAACTAGAAAATGGCAAAAATTAATGTACTAAGCCCATATTTTATAAACGTATCAGATGCTGCTTTAGTTAGCGTACAATTAGAAATAGAAATATATACTGATTATGCTAATACAAGCTGGCAAAGTAGCCCACAATACACATTGCAATCTACAGCAATAGATAACAAGGTAACATTTGAAATAAGCGAATTAATAAAAGATTATATAAAAGCAGAGTTCAATGGTGATTACCCAATACTAGGTGCATCAACTGATGAAGCAACCACACGTTACGTAGATTACAGAATAACAGAAACCCATACTGGAGGTGTACAAGCCCCAGTAGATAGTTTAGCTAATAGAGCATATTACGGTTACGGTTATTTTGAAGACGGTGCAAACCCACAATTTATACAAGGTTATTTGCAAAGCAATAACAAAGTATTAAAACCAGATGACTCACCTTTACGTGTAGCAGTTGACCCTACAAATACAACTAGTGTAGCTTTTTTTAGTAATGGCCAACAAACATATAGTTGGTCTGCAAGTGGAACATACAGGGTGCAAGACCATGTTCTTTATATAAGTAATTTAATTAGCGGTGGTGATAGTTTTGAAAACAGAGTTGTACAAGACGGTGGTACTTATGAAGATAATGTTTGCATACAAGATTTCCTAGACGATTATATTATTTACCCTGTTGATACGGTTTATGTTAGTGGAACAGAGGGTGTTACAATAATAAACGTTGATAACATACAAGAATGCAAATACCCTTTATACAAATTAACTTTTATAAATAAATTTGGTGCATACCAAAACCTATGGTTCTTTAAAAACTCACAACTTAGCATGACTACTAAAAAAGACATGTATAAAGCCAACATAGTAGAAAACGGTAGCTATAATACATATAACGCACAAAATAGAATACTTACTAAAAACGGTGACCAAAAACTAACGTTAAATAGTGGTTATTATCCTGAAAGCAACAACGAGTTATTTAAACAATTATTTTTAAGCGAAAAAGTATGGATAGAATATAACAACCAAACATTAGGGGTAAATATATCAAGTAGCAACATAACATATAAAACATCATTAACAGATAAATTAATTAATTACACAATAGAATTAGATTTTGCTTTTAACACTATCAATAATATAAGATAATGCAAACAATACAATTATTTATTGAAAACACTAGGGTTGATTTATTTAAAGATGAGTCAGTAACAATAACTGACACCATAAAAAACATAAAAGATATAAGTAAAGTATTTACAACTTTTAGCCAACAGTTTAGTTTACCGGCTTCGTCTACTAATAACTTAATATTTAGGCATTACTATAATTACGATATTGTAAATGGTTTTGATGCAAGAGCACGTGTTAATGCTACTATAAAATTAAATGGTGTTGATTTTAAACAAGGTAAAATAAAACTAAATAATGTAGCCTTAAAGAACAATAAGCCACATGCTTACAAAATAGTATTTTATGGTAAAGCAGTGGATTTAAAAGATATTGTTGGTGAAGATAAACTAAATAACTTACAATTTATAGAGGTAAAAGATTCAGGCACTTGTACATTAACCTCAGTTAATAAATTAACAGATTTTGGCGGTAGTTTTACCACAACAACATCAGAGGGTGATAGAGTACACAATGTAGATGATGGAACATACGCAACAGTGCTTAGTGTTGATAGTAACCAGCAATTAACCTTAAACGCAGATATATTTGCAGCTAATGATGATTATAGAGTTTTATTATCACCAATATGGGAAAACGACTCAGTTGAACAAAAACTACAATTACAACCAGCTACAGCTAAAAACACTTTAATAGTTCCACTAATAACACACACTAAAAGGCTTTATTACGATAGTTCAGCTAATATAGCTAATGATGGAAACTTATACTGGCATGGTGGTGGAGGTACTAATGATCATGGTGTTGCATATACAGATTTAAAATTTGCACTTAGGGTGCATAGTATTATAGAAGCTATAGAAAATACATATAGTGATATTGAGTTTACTACTGATTTTTTTAACACTACTAATTACAACTATTATAATTTATACATGTGGTTAAACCGTAAATCAGGTGAGGTTAGCACAAGCACAAGTGTAAATAGTTTTCAGTTTACTGTAGATAGTTGGTCTGGTGGTGACTTAAACGAGGGTGGTGCTGGTTTGGGTTCTACTTATGGTATAACATCTGATTTTGCTGATTTTGGAACTAGTTTTAATATGAGCATAGCGGATTCAACTACAGCATATACAATAGAGTTTTTTAAAAACCAAAGTTTAGTTTATACAACTTCAAGAACGGCTTCACAAGGTGCTTATACTTTAGGCACTGCTGAATTAGGGGCAATTAGTACAATGGCTGGAACATGGCATGTAGTTATAAGTGCTAATGCTAATGTAATTATAAGTAACATATCAATAACATTACAGGGTATTATATTTGACGAATTTGGTGGCACTAGTAGTTATACAAACACAATAACATCAGGGAATATAAATACACCAGCTGTAGCTACATTTGATATTGCAGACCAAATGCCAGAAATAAAAGTAATTGATTTTATTAATGGTTTATTTAAAATGTTTAACCTTATTGCTTTTGTAAATGATGAGGATAAAATAGAAGTAAGAACTTTAGATAACGCTAGTAGCGATAGTTATTATAATTTATCAAATGTAAATACTTATGACATTACAGAGTACGTAGATGTTAAAGAATCACAAGTGGATGTAGCTTTACCTTTTAAAGAAGTAAACTTTACTTACGAAGATTTAAAAACATTTTTAGCGGTAAATCACGAACAATTATTTAACCAAAGCTGGGGAACAGAACAATGGAACGAAGATAGCGATACACTTAGAATAGACGGTAAATCATATAATGTTAAATTGCCTTTTTCACATATGAAATACGAAAGGTTAGTAAACCAGGATAATGGTGTTGATACTAGCATACAGTGGGGTTGGAGTGTTAATGAAAACCAAGATAGTTACAAAGGTAAACCGTTATTATTTTATCCATTAAGAAACTCAGGAACATCAATACAATTTTTGGTTAATGGAGGTAGCGACGATATAACACAATACATAATTCCAAGTAACAGTAGGTATTTAAACAATACCAGTGGTGAAGATAACATAAACTTTGGTCCAGAAATAAATGAATACGATAGGCCATTAACTAGTTTTAGTGGTACGTTATTTCAAAACTATTATTATAATTATATAACTAATGTTTTTAGGTTTAATGCTAGAATAATTAAACTAACAGCTTATTTACCGTTACGTATAATATTAAATTATAAGTTAAATGATTATATAGTAGTTAGCGGTAAAAAATACAGAATAAATAGCATTAAAGTAAATTTATTAACCAATAAATCAGAATTAGAATTAATTACAACATGATAATTTTTAAATTTTTAAATATTGATAATTTTTATGGTAAACATAACACTATAGAAATAGCAAAAGGTAAATATAAATTACCAGAAACTTTAAAAGAAGGATTTCAACAAATTAAACGTAAATACAAATGGCAACAGAGCAAGCAAATATAAAAGTTAATGTTAACTTACAACAAGCAATAAAGGACTTTGAGCTTTTAGACAAAAGAGTTGAAGAAACTGTTGATTCTATTAATAAGCTAGAAGCTGAAATAATACAACTTGAAAAAGAACAAAAACAACTAGGTCCAAAGCAATTAGGCCGTCAACGCGACTACCAACAAGCTATTGATAAAACTAAACAACGTTTAAAAGAAGAAAAACAAGATTTAAAACAATTAAACACAGAGCGTAAAAAGGCTGACAAACAAGTTAAGGAATTAAAAGAATCACAAGGTGATTTAAACGAAGCAACCAGTATGGCTGACCGTGCAACTGGTGGTTTAATTAGCAGTTTTAAAAGCATGAAGCTAGCTATTGGTGGCTCTATAAAATCATTAGGTAAATTTAAAGTGGCTTTAATTGCTACAGGTATTGGTGCTTTTGTAGTGTTATTAGGTAGTTTACAACAAGCATTTACTAGATCAGAAGAAGGCCAAAACAAATTCATTAAGTTAATGTCACAAATAGGTAATGTGGTTAACAACACGTTAGATATATTTGCTGACTTTGGTATGGCTGTTATAAATGCTGGTAAAGCGTTATTTAAACTAGCTAAGGGTGACTTAGGGGGTGCTGCAATTGCTTTTGGTGAAGCCAAAAATAATATAAATGATGCAACTGATGCTATAGTTAATTTTACAGATACAATTAAAAAAGAGGGTGCAATAGTTGATGACATAGCAAACAAACGCGCCAAGGCTGACAAAGTAGACAGGCAATTAATATTAGATAGAGCCGAAGCAAACAGAAAATTCAACGAATTACGTGAAAAAGCAGCTGATAAAGAAAACATTAGCATTGAAGAACGTATTACAGCCTTAAAACAAGCCGGTAAAATTGAAGAAGAAATAACTAAAAAAGAAATTGAAGCTGCAAAACTTAGATTTGAAGCCAAAAAAGCTGAAAATGAACTAGGTAAAAGCACAAAAGAAGATTTAGATGAACAAGCTAGGCTACAAGCAGCCGTTACTGACTTAGAAACTAAACGTTTACGTAGGCAAAAACTTTTAACAGCAGAAATTACCACTGCCTTACGTGAAGAAAAAGCAGAGCGTAAAGCTGCATCTGCACAATTAGCATCTGAGTATGTATTTTTGCCAGGCGTTGGTTTTGTTACTAAAGAGCAGTTTGATAAAATAAAAGCAAATGGTGAAGCCATACAAACAACTTTAGATGACTTCAAAAAAAGAAAAGAAGATGAAGAAGCTGAAACCGAGTTACAAAAACTACAACTTGAGGAACAACGCACACTAGCAGAACTTGATAGGCTTAATGCTACTGAGGAACAAAAAATGCAAATAAAAAAGTTCTACAGTGATAAATACCTAGAGTTAGAAACCAATAATAAAAAGAAAGAGGAAAACCTAGATAAAATGGTGGCTCAAGCTAAAATAGCTCAAGCTGGTCAAGTATTTGCTTTAGTAGGGCAAATAGCTAAAAAGGGTAGTAAGGTAGGTAAAATAGCTGCAATAGGCCAAACAGTTATTAGTGGAATACAGTCCGTACAAAATGCATATACAACAGCACAAGCATCTCCAATAACAGCAGTAAACCCTGGTTACCCTTTACAACAAGCGATTATTGCTGGGGCATTTAGTGCAGCACAACTAGCTAAAATTATAGCAACAAACCCAGAATCACCAGCTGCTGCCGGAAGTTTACGCCCTACAGGTGGTGGTGCAGAACCAGCAGTGCCACAATTTAACGTGGTTGGTGCAACTGCTACAAGCCAATTAGCTACAGCTATTGGTGAACAAGAACAGCAACCTGTACAAGCATATGTAGTTAGCCAAGATGTTACAACAGCACAAAGCCTAGAAAACAACATAATTACAGGTGCTACTCTTGGAGGATAATTATAACAAAGTAAAATTAACAATGTTTTTAAAAAAATGAGCAATGAACATAATAGAACTAGTAATAAACGAGGACGAGGAACTAAGTGGTGTGGATGCGATCAGTGTAGTAGAACAACCTGCGATAGAGGAGGACTTTGTTGCCTTAAAAAACCAGCAACAGGAAATCAAACTTGCGCAAGTATCTGCGGAGAAAAGAATCTTGATGGGGGCTGCACTTGTTCCAGAAAAACCCATATATAGAAGCAACGGTGAAGAAGAGTTTTACATTTTCTTTAGCAAAGATACAGTAGTTAAAGCAAGCCAAATGTTTTTAAAACGTGGCAACCAAAGTAAAGCAACCTTAGAGCATGCAGAAGCCATAGGCGGTATGACTGTAGTTGAATCATGGTTAGTTGAAGATGATGTACACGATAAAAGCCGTAAGTATGGTTTAAACGTACCTGTTGGCACTTGGATGGTTAGCATGAAAGTAGACAACGATGAAGTATGGAACGACTACGTAAAAACCGGCAAAGTTAAAGGTTTTAGCATAGAGGGCTATTTTGCGGACAAATTACAACGCCCACAAGATAAACAAAAAGACCAATTAAGCGAAGAAGAAATACTAATAAAAAAATTAATAGATGCCTTACAATAAAATACAAGCAACACCAAGTAAAACAAGCCCTACTAGTGGCCGTAGAGGGTGTTTATGTAAAAATGGTACTTATAGCACTAAATGTTGTAACGGTGATTTACAAAACCAAGGCATAGGCGCATTAACAGGCCAAAACGGTTGAATTTACAACAACAATTAAATTAACCTGTTTTACAAAAAAAAATAACCAAATAATATATATTAAAATGGATGCTAAAGAAACTTTAAATAAAGTAAGAACTATTTTAGGTTTAGATGTTAAACTTGAAGAGAAATTACTTGAAAACGGTACGCGTTTAGTAGCTGATCAATTTGCTGCTGGCAACGAGGTTTTTATCATGTCAGAAAATGACGAAAAAATACCAGTTCCTGCTGGTGAATACCTAATGGAAGATGGTAAACTTTTATACGTAAAAGAAGACGGTGTTATTGAATCTTTAAAAGATGAAAAAGAAGAAGAGGAAGAAGAAGACAAAGAAATGAAATACGAAGACAAAGAGGAAATGGCAGAAGAAACTGAACTTGAAGATGACGGCAAAGAAGCTGACGTACAAGATTGGGCTGGTATGGAAAAAAGAATTAAAAACCTTGAAGATGCAATTGCTGACTTAAAAAAAGAGCATGAAGCATTAATGCAAAAAGAGGAATTAAGCCAAGAAGCTGAAAACCTTGAACCAGTTAACGAAGAAGTTACAGAGGAAAACCAAGAAGTTAACGAGCAAAAAGAAGAGCTTTCTGCAGCACCAAAACAAATAAAACATAATCCTGAAGCTAACCAACAAATTGAATTAACAAAAATTGGTAAAGTTTCAGATTTAAGACAAAGAGTATTTAATCAAATTTTTTCAAAATAATAATCAATAATTAATTTTTAACAATGGCAACAACAGTAAACATTACATCAACTTATGCTGGAGAATTTAGTCAGAAGTACATTTCTGCAGCATTATTATCGTCATCAACTATTGCTGACGGAGGAGTTGAAGTTATGCCAAACGTAAAATTTAAAGAGGTAATTCAACGTGTTGAAACTGGTTCTTTAATTGCGGATGGTTCATGTGACTTCGACGCTAGTTCTTCGGTAACTTTAAGCGAAGTAATTTTGCAACCAGAAGAATTTCAGGTAAACTTACAATTATGTAAATCAGACTTTATTAACACGTGGGATGCTATCCAGATGGGATATAGCGCATTTGACCAACTTCCTACATCTTTTGCAGACTATTTAATTGCTCACGTAGCAGCTAAAGTAGCATCTCAAAACGAAACTAACATATGGCAAGGTACTACAGGTACAGCTGGTGAATATGACGGTTTAGAAGCATTGGCATTAGCAAATGCAGATGTGGTAGACGTAACAGGAACAACTTTAACTTCAAGTAACATTTTAACTGAAATGCAAAAGGTTGTAGATGCTATCCCTAATGCTTTATATGGTAAAGAAGATTTAAAACTTTATATTAGCCCTAAAGCAGCTAAATTATATGTACAAGTTCTTGGCGGTTTTGCAGCTACTATTGGTGCAAACGGTGTAGATAACAAAGGAACAATGTGGTATAACAATGGTTCTTTAAGCTATAACGGAGTTCCAATTTTTGTAGCAAGAGGATTAACTGCAGATCATATGTTTGCAGCAGAATCTAGCAACTTTTTCTTCGGCACTGGTCTGATGAATGACTGGAACGAGGTACGTGTAATTGACATGGCTGACATTGACGGATCTAAAAATGTTAGAATCGTTATGAGGTTTACAGCTGGTTGTGCAATTGGCGTTGGAGCTGACGTAGTATATTATTCATAAATATTAACCTATATATGGGGGATTAATTTCCCCCTTATATCAAAAAACTTTAAATTATGTCTTGTGATATTTCTTTAGGTAGATTAGAACCATGTAAAGATTCCGTTGGAGGGATTAGAGCAATTTATTTTATAAACTACACAAATGGTTTATTAGATACTGCTACTTTTGACTCAGACGAAATTATTACAGGTTTTGCTTCTGCTTTAACTTTGTACAAATATGATTTAAAAGGTGCTAATTCGTTTGATGAAACAAATGAAAACTCTAGAGAAAATGGAACTAGCTTTTTTACACAAACAGGAACAATTGTTCTTAAAAAGCAAGATGCAACTACTAGAAAGCAAATGAAACTACTTAGTTGGGGTAGACCCCAAGTTGTGGTTGAATTTTATAACTACGGTGCTAGCGACGAAACTAGATACGTTTTAGCGGGAATAGAAAACGGTTGTGAGGTAGCTCCTTCTACGGCTTCAGGAGCTGCAATGGGAGATTTAAATGGGTATAACATTACCTTTACTGGAACTGAAAAAGAACCAGCTTTTTTTATTGACCCTACAATTATTAACGATACAACAAACACAACTGTTGTTAGCGGTACGTAATAACTTTTTAATTTCATATTATAAAGCCACTTTTTTTAAGGTGGCTTTTTTTTTACATAACATTTAACAATAAATGTATTTTTATGTTTTATAAAAAACAACAATGATAATATTAACAACTAGCAGTTCAGCGCAAGAAATTAAATTTATTCCACGTGAATACGCAGCTACTAGTATTGTAATACACAACGAAGACACCAATACAAGCACAACTTATACTGGTTTAACATTTACAACTGAAGCATACTATTTAAAAACAGATGTTACATTTAACCCAGTGCTTAAAGAGGGTACTTTTTATAACATAAGTGTATTAAACAACAGTGATGTTATTTATAAAGATAACATATTCTGTACAGACCAAAACATTGCGGTTTACAGTATAAACAACAATGAATATACTGAGCATGAAACCACAAACGAATACATTGTATTATGACAAATGATTTATTCATAACAAATTTAGCAGCTTACACTGCGCCTAAAATAGTTGAACTTAAAAACAAAGAATGGGTTTATTACGGTGATGATAACCAATATTTTAATTACCTAATAGAACTTTATTTAAATTCAACAACAAATCATAGTATTATAAACGGTGTTGCTAACCAAATTTATGGGCGTGGCATTGCAGCATTAGATGCAGATAAAAAGCCAGAGCAATACGCACAAATGATGACTATATTTAAAAAAGAATGTTTGCGTAAATACATAAAAGATTTTAAAATATTTGGCATGGCTGCTTTACAAATAACATACCAAAATGGTAAAGTTGTAAGTGCAACGCATTTTCCAATGGAAACGTTAAGAGCAGAAAAATGTAACGAAGAAGGAGAAATAGAAGCCTGGTATTACAGTAACGATTGGTCAACTATAAAACCATCAGACAAACCTTTACGCATACCGGCATTTGGTTTTGGCAATAAAACTGAAAATGAAATGTACGTATTACGCCCTTACGTGCCTGGGCATTATTATTATTCACCCTGTGATTACACTGGAGGTTTACCCTATGCAAAGTTAGAAGATGAAATAGGTGACTACCTAATTAACGATACAATAAATAACTTTAGCGGAACTAAGGTTGTAAACTTTAACAATGGTGTTCCTGAGCCTGATAAAATGCAACAAATAAAAAGCGATGTAATGAACAAACTTACAGGTAGTCGTGGTGAAAAAGTAATTGTAGCATTTAACAATAATTCAGAAAGCAAAACAACCGTTGATGATATACCATTAAACGATGCACCAGCGCATTACCAATATTTAAGTGATGAATGTTTTAAAAAACTAATAGTAGCGCATAGAGTTACCTCGCCCATGTTATTAGGTATTAGAGAGGGCAATAATGGTTTAGGCAACAACGCTGATGAAATAGAAACTGCTACATTGCTAATGGATAACATTGTAATTAAAAGTTACCAAGACCAGATAACTGATTCTATGGACGAAATACTTACAGTTAATGAAATAGCATTAGATTTATATTTTAAAACCTTAAAACCACTTGCATTTAACGACATAGACGAGTTACAAGGTGTTGATGAGGAAGTAGCTGAAGAAGAAACTGGTGTTGAACTAAGCGACCAACGCCCAAAACTAAGCGATGAACAAGCTGACGCTATATTTACAGCACTACAAGGTGAGGAAATAGATGATGAATGGGAACTAGTTGATGAACGCGAAGTAGATGATGAAAACCTTAGCATACAAGAATGGGCTAATGCAAGCATAGTAGACATACCAGAAACAACTTTAAGTAAAATTAAAAAGGTTTTATTTAACAACCCAAGCCCAATAGCTTATAGCGAGGGTAAATGGTCTGACTTAGATAGCAAAAATTACAAAATACGTTACCAGTATTTTAAAAAGTCAAACGCTGGAACAATACAAAAAGATAAAAGCAGTTACAAATCTAGGCCATTTTGTGATAACATGATGCAGCTTGCAAGCAAAGGTATTGTTTATAGAATAGAAGATATTGATAAAGCAAGTAGAGATGGCATAAATGGTGGTTTTGCAAAAGAGGACTCAACAACCTATGACTTATTTAAATACAAAGGCGGTTGTTACTGCAGACATGCTTGGAAAGAAGTTCTTTATAGAAGAAAAAAAGGAGCAGAGGTTTCACCTGATTTGGCTAATTACCGCAGAACTGGTGAAATACCAAAAACATATAAACGTAACCCCTGGGGTAGTAAACAAGCTAAACAAGCGACATTTGATTTACCAAACCATGGAAGTTTAAAATATAAATACTAATGGCAACAGCATTATTTGTAACAACAAAAGATATTAAACGCTACTCGGTGTTAAGTGGTAATGTAGACCCTGATAAATTTATTTACATGGTAGAGATTGCTATGGACACACAAATACAAAATTATACAGGTACTAAGTTATACGAAAAAATACAAAACCTTATAGTTGCCGGGACAATTAACGATCCGGCCAATGCTGATTATAAAACGCTTTTAGAAACCTATTTAAAGCCTATGACTATTTACTGGGCTTTAACTACATATATGCCATTTGCTGCATATACAGTGGCTAATGGCGGAGTATATAAGCATACTAGTGAAAGTGCTGTAACTGTAGAAAAAAATGAAGTAGATTATTTACAAGAAAAATATAGAGATATTGCACAATATTACACTAATAATTTTATAAATTTTATGGTGTATAATCAGTCAACTTATCCTGAATATAACCAGAATACAGAAGACGATACATACCCAAGTAGTAACGCAGATTTTGGTGGATGGGTATTATAAAATACAAAACAAAACAAGAAAATATTGTTAAGTTACAACAATTTTTAAATGAAAAATATGTGGATACAAACAAACACGTTAAACCTAAAAATAAAATATGAGTATTGTAGCTAATACAGGCAACTGGGGAAAAATATATAGTTATAGTTGGTGGGGTTCTACTACTAATGATGTTAACTTTGGTGATGATTACTATGTAAGTTATTTGCTTAGTGATTTAGAACGTAGAGTACAAATTTACGAAAACAACACCATGTCAATACAATTGTTAAACAACTTAAAACAATGTTATGAGTAACCTATTACGTAAAGCATCAATAATAACCACACCTACAGCTTATGCTGAGGACTACTTATATTCTATAAAACCTGCAATACCTTTTGGAGAGGAACTTGTAGTAAATGGTAATTTTGCTACTGATTCAGATTGGACAAAAACAAGTGGTGCAGTTATATCAAATGGGGTGGCAACTATAACAGTAACAAGTGGTTATTTTCAATCAATAGCACAAAGCATATCTTTATCTAATACAAAAAAATATAGAATAACTGCTGTTGTAAATGGTACTTCAGGCAAAGCAGTAACCTTTGTAGATAATTCAGCAAATAATGGTGGACTTACTACATCTAATGGTGTTATAACTTTTAACGGACAAGACCAAAATGTAGATATAACTTGGACTGCTAATACTAATTCAGCCGAAATAGAAATAATTAGAAATGGTAGTGGAGATTTTAGCTTTACTGTTGATAGCGTAAGCGTAAAAGAACTAACAGATGCCGACTTTGACTTTACACGAAACTCAACAGGAACAAGAGTAAACGAAGATTATCTTATAGAAGATGTGCCTTATAATATATGTAGAAACACAGAGGTATTTAATAATTGGACAAAAATTGGAACACCAACTATTGAAGATAATAATATTATAGCTCCTAACGGAACTTTAACAGGTGCTAAAGTAACAAGAGGAAGTAATTCAACTCTTTTAAGATTAGGTAGCGTAACATTTTTAAATCAAGAATACACATTTAGCATATATGCGAAAAAAGGAAATCACAATCAAATTAGGTTAGACATAGGAGATGAAGCAGGTGCTCTTTATACTTTAACGGATGATTGGCAAAGGTTTACTGTTACATCAACTCCTACGGCAAACACACACATAGATATTACATTACCATCTTCTACAAGTGGCGACTTTATTTATATATGGGGTGCGCAGGTAGTAAAAGGCGACCAACCAAAAGACTATCTAAAAACAACAGACAGATTAGACATACCAAGAATAGATTACACAAACGGAGAGCCGAGTATCTTGCTTGAACCAAGCAGGACTAATTTATTTACTTATTCAGAGGATTTTACTCAAGATTGGATTTCGGGTGGTGCTGGTGCTTTTACAATTACATCAAATGCAGTAATTTCTCCTGACGGAACACAAAATGCAAGTAAATTAATTACACCATTTATTGGCTCACAGTTAAGACAAAATAAAGCAATTATTAATACTCAAATGTCAAATTCATTTTATATGCGTACAAATCAAGGTACAAGACAAATGAGTATTAGAATAAATGATAATGAAATAACACAAACATTTACCGTAACAAGTGAATGGAAAAGATATACAGTTAGTGGTTTAGTTGGTGGAACATTACTTGGAAGTGGTAGGTGTTCTTTAAATAATCTTGATATATTAGATGAGAATAATCACGTTTACATTTGGGGCGCACAAGTTGAAGCAGGAAGCTATGCAACATCTCTAATACACACTTCAGGAAGTGCAGTTACTCGTAGTGCAGATGCAGCAAACAATGCAGGAAACAGCGACTTAATAAACTCTACAGAGGGAGTTTTATATGGAGAGATTGATTTTAGAAACACAACAGGTAATTATATATCTATATCAAATGCATCAGGTAACAGAATTATATTTGGTACTGAAAATGGCTCAGGTAGAGT